TTGGAATACCATAACAAGCCATTACAGCTTTTAAAGAACGAGATGTTCCTTTGTGTTTAAGTATGTAAGGTAAGTTATTTAATATCCTTCTCCAAACTTCTTCGTTTGCTGATTTTAGTGATTGTGTATATTTTTGAGTACCATCTTTATATTGTCCAAATGCATATTCCCAAAGGTATTGTGAATCGTAAGCTTTCTTACCATCCCAACCTAATGATTCTAACATAGAATACATCAAATCATTTGAGAATCCTAAGTTAGCTTTATGTTGAGGTGATTTAAGTTTAGTTAACCCATTTACATATGCCCATATAATATCATAGTGTTGACCTACCATATCCATAAACAACATAAAATCTTCATTCTGATAATCCTCTACAATAAATTCAGGTAGATTATTATTTAAATAGTTTACATTATTTTTATCATACTTAGCTGCATTTGTAGTTGATGAATTGTACCAAGCTATTGATTCGGAATCCGAACTAGCTTTAATTACATTACCACTTTTTGGATATGATAACGAATCACTATATTGTGTATCGGTATATAACCACTTTTCAAAACCATCAAAGGTTCCGATTAAATCGTTTATTTTTGTTAATTGTGTATTTGCTTGTATCTTTGATGTTGCAGTTAATGATAACGCATCAATTTGTAAATTATCAGAAGCTTCAGTTATTATAGTATATCCATCATACCCCCCACCTTCGGCAAGTATAAATCCAAGTTCAACTGTATTAGTTGTTAACTCATTATATTTAGTTTGATATGATTCTAATAATTGAATCTTATACCAAAAGTTTTTAATTCGCTCTTCGGATGAACCAAAGTGTACAAAGTTCTCAAACATATGTACCGAACCACTAGCGTATTGAATGTTTAGCTTATCAGTATCAATCCCAGTCTGAGTAACATATTTTTGTATTAATGAAGTTGATGTAGTTGACCCATTTGCAACCAAATCATCATACATCTGGTATCCTATACTATTATCAACTTCTAATTGGAAATTAGGTCCTTGTAGTGGCGGGCAATAATCAGAATCACTACCTACTAAAGTAATGATATCGATAATTGGCTCAGCTTGCAATTTACTAATCCAAACTTTTTGATTAGTTAATATAGATGTTGGTAACGGCTCATATAATTTAAGAATTAATGAACTATCACCATTTTTAGCTTCTGGGTTTTCAACTAACCCAGTCCATGTAGTAATAACTTTATTATCACCATCACCTAAGTGTAATAAATGAGTAAGGAATTTTGAATCATCAAATTCACATTTATCGAACTGAGATATAAATCCTTCTGCAATTCTATTGATAACAACTGAGCGAGGTATTTCCAAATCACCTTTATCAAATAGAATATCGATTTCCTCTACCGGCCCTTTAACGGGCTTTTTGGTTGCTAAATTTATAGGTACTAATCTTAATGGGATATTAACCTTATCACCATAATTGTTATTAGCATTTCGTTGTTCTCTATTTATTGATGGTAATGGTGGTGGCGACTGTCGTCTTTCCTCACGCTGTCTATTATCTTTCTGCTCTCTTCTTTGGTCATTTCCTCGTTTTTCTTCCCTTCTATCACGTTGGTCAGGTCTACCATCAATTCTTGCATCTAATGTGTCTGGGGCTTTACCCATAGATACATTAGGTGGTAACCCACCGCTTCTTTGAAATGACTTGGATGCTGGTTTGGTCTGTGATTGTAATGGATATTTATCTAATAGTTCTTTTACATTTAAAGTAAGATTACCCTTTGGTCCTAATTCTACATAATCGGTAGAGTTACCAACATACATTCTAATAATAGTAGCATGTACTGAGTTCCAACTTATATCGAAATCTACATCGTATCCTGCAAAATCAGCACCTCTTACTTCTTTTGGGTATGTTATCTCTCTAATATCAGGAGTATTAACATATACATCAGAAACTACATTAATTACTAAATCAATAGCTTGCGATGATACATCAATTACATCCAATGTATCTTTCGTATCATTACCACCAATGAGTTTATCTATTATTGTTTTTTCGTTAGGTTGGTCTTTTACAATTCTAGTATTAGTTAAAAGTCCTAATTCGTTTTTTATCTTTGTTGAATTGTTATTTTTAGTAACAGGTTTAGTTATAGTTACAGATGATTTTGGCTTGCCGGTGCTACCAGTTGAAGAGGATAATCCTCCACCACCTCTGCCACCAGTTGAAGAGGATACGCCTCCGCCACCTCTACCACTAGAATTCGTATCATTGTATCCAAGCATTGTTCTATTTCTTTTCTGTACTGCCATTATTTATAAGTTTTAAAGAAATCGCTGTTATAATCTATACCAAGAAAATTATCTAAACCTGTGAATTGAAAGTTATACCCATTTGACCCAATGTTATTTGATAAATAATTAGTATTTATATTATTTTGAGTATATTGGTTAAGTGATTCCTCTAATGTGGTTTCTTTTGTGGGTTGGATTATTTCCTCTTTGATATCCTTAAATATTGGTTTTATTGGTATTTCTCTAATTGGCTTTATTGGCTCTGTATTTGTTTCATAATCATTTAGTGAAAATGGGAATATTTTAATATTATATTTACCTATTTTTTCAAAAGTAGAATGGGGAATAGTAACTCCAGCCACATCACCCGCTTCTAAATCATCAAATTCTAAAATATCATCACCAACGATAATTGTAATTGCCTCAACTGATGAATTCTTTTTAAATGCCAATGGTACCCCTATTTCAGTATTGATGTTATATAATCTACTAGCATTATTTAATAATTCAATTACTGGTTTAATTAATGGCTCTACCGTTGGTATGGCCTCTACTTCTATACTAATTTTATAATCACTTGTTAGCTTAAACGTCATTGTTAAAGATTCATTATCTTTAGCATCTAATGGAAACATCTGATATCCATTATCATAAGTGATATTAGTTATTCTATATAAGGTTAAATCAGCTGATGAAATTGTAAATTTAGTATTTGCTTTATCCTCATACTTAGTTTGTCCAAGTTGAGGAAATACATCAGTTTGCTGTATATTAGTCCCAGCAACCTTTCTTAATACAATCGGATTTCCACCTCTAACACCAGACAAATTAATAGTTAATTTCTTTTTAGTAAAAGAATTACCATCACCATCACCATTACTTTTTAAAGTAAATGGAATAGTTTGAGTTTGACCTGTTAAAAGTCCTGGGAATTGTTGTTCAGAATTATCAACATAGTACTTAACTACAATTTCAGTTGCTGATAGATTACCATACCCACTTTCAAATTCACCACCCTTTTGTATATTTGAATCATTAGTATTTAAACTTACAACATACTTTTCTTTAGAGGTATATCCATCTTTACCTATTTCTATAATTCTGTCGCCCTTTTCTACTAAATCAACTTTAGATATTCTTAGTTGTTTTGGTACAGAACCAATGAAGCTACCATTAAACTTAACACCAGCACCATTAATGTTACATGTAATATTAAGTAGTATATCGTTGTTAGTAATAGTTGTCTTAGTTCCACCACCACCAGTATTTCCACCGCCACCAGTATTTCCACCACCACCATTATTCAATCTATCGTCACCATCATTACGGAAATCATCCTGCTCATCTTGAAGGAAATTATTTCTACCTAAAGTGTAATCATCAAATTTTACCATATCTATAAATATTGTTAAATGATATTAACTATCACTACTTCGGCCACCGCCACCACCTCTTTGTATTGTCGACCTTCGGTTAAACATCCCTCTCCCACGTTTTAATTTTCGTGTACTTATCTTAGTTGATTTTTTAGGGCTTGGTTTTGAAAACTTAGGGATAGCAATATCTTTAGGTACTTCTTTTTTTATTTCCTCAGTTAACTCATAATCTTTTATATATGGTTTATCAGTAGTATCATTTGTTTTCTTAGTAACATTTACCGTTGCAGGTTTTGGGTTTATAACAACATCACTTTCCCTACGTTGTAATACCTTACCCACCTTATCATAACTTTCATCAAAAATCTTATCTACATCAGTTTCAGTTTGAACAGTTCTCTTTGGTAAATAATATTCGATAACCTCAACGATTATCCTTTGTGCTACTTTAAATACATCATTCTTTGAGAATGAAAAAGATAAAGGTGTACGTTTAGGGTTTCCATAATTATTACTATTAATAGATGAATACCTATTAGAAAACTCATTAAACATTGCCTCATTAAACTTACTATGAATTTTTGTCATCAATCTATCAAATCCAGCTATACCAAATTCAGCTACCATTTTTTCATACCACTTTGTAGTATAAATCTTTTTTATAAATGAATCAATTGTTGTTGGAGTTATACTTTCAATAAATTTAGGAATGTATGGTACAATATCTTCTCTGAAATCTCTACCCTTAACCATTATACCAAATCTTTGAAGTAAATCAGTTTTATCAGCTACATCATTACGAAGAGGTAATAACTTTACTTCAGTTCTGGATGGTGATATTTCTTTAATCCACAATTTTTCATTTGGTGATTCGTAACCAACTCTTTTATTTAATAAAGTAATTTGTGTTTTAAAAATACCATTATCATAACCAGCTTCGTTTATCAATTGTTCAGCATCTATAAAATACTCAGTTGGAAATTGAAATGCTTGGAATGTAGTACCATCAGCGATTAGAAAATAATCTTTAATATTTTCAGAGTTCATCGGTATATATCGAATTAGCTCTCCAAATTCACCTTGAGGTAATTGGTTGTCATTAACATCATATAAGATAAACTCAATCATATCAGAATCGGTAAATCCAAAGAAAGATTGTAACGTACCCTCTGCGAAGATAGCTCTATCTTTAGATGAGATTCTATATCCCTTATCGTCTATTATTTCTTTAAATGTTTTAATTGCCATTCTAACCTTTGTTTTTTCTTAAATGTGTAGTAAATGCTATACTATCAGTTGTACCATCGGAAAATGTAACACTAACAGTTAATTTATCACTAGTGTAATCTGTTGCGGAACCTTTCCAATACTTAATACCAAATGCACCTGATTTTTTATATGGTTTTACCTTACCCGAATCCGGATGAATTTTAGATATTAACTTACATGCATATGTTGCGCCTGTTTCAGGTGCAATTGTATTTTGACCAGCCTTATCAACAGTAAACCATGAGAACCCACCAGCCACTACAAATGATATTGATGTTATTGTGAGGTCAGTAGTAACATTACTAACATCCAATGTAGTTGTCATTTCTCTATTGTTATTTCGTGATGTAGTATGACCTATATCTTCAGGCCATTCACTATCGTTGTTTATCTTAACAGTAAAGTTATTAGTAGCACCACTTTGTGCACCTTCTGCAGTTTGAGCAGATAATCCAAATAGTTGTTCTCTTAGTGATTCATTTTCTTGCAGTAAAGCTTGATTTCGTGCGGTTAAAGATACTCTTTGAATTGCTTCATTAATTGAGTTCTGAATTGCGTTTGATAAATCTATTGTAGTTTCACCAACTTGTACATTAGCAACCCTAGCTTGCTCCGCTGCTATATTTGCTCTAAGTTTTTCATTATCAGCTACTATCTTTAAACTCTCACTTACAATTTCTAATTCTTGTATTTCGGAGTTTAAGGTAGAGACCTCAGTTGTTAATATTTGTACCTCTACCGTTAAATCATTTACGGATTGAGTTACTACATTGTAAACCGAACGTAATACTGTATCAGGTAATTCTACTGGGGTTTGTGGTATTAGTTCAAATATAGTAGTATCAATTGATTTTTTCAACTCAGTATTATCATACTTCGCTCTAACTAACTTACCACTAATAATCCCTCCATCAACCTCATTAGATTTTATAAAACCAGCTTCACTTAAATTACCATAATTATCACTTGGTATATCCGATAAATCAGGGTACCCCTTTACCATTGGTACCAAAGGCTTTCTTTTTTGCTTTCTAGCAATACGAAGTCCTTTCGAATTCTTTTGTGGTAGCACAGCCGAACCCGATACTAATATCTTCTGAACCCTTTGTTCGTTATTTAAACCAGTTTGTTGTTTCATCTTATCCTATTATACTAAATGTATAATCTTCATCGAAGAATTGTGGCGTTCCATCAATTACAACTTTGAATTCTATTTTATATACTCTATCAACTTCCCAATTGGATAAGTTTAATTTAAAATAATTACCATCACTATCACAACTTAATTTTGTAAAATTACTAAACGGAATGATTACATCATCTGAATTATAATCTTTAATTTGGTAATACGATAATGTAGGTAAGAATTTACTTATACCATATTGTGCCGTAGATGTGAATGATTTTAACGGATATAAATCCCTACCTATCACCCTCAACTTTGGAGTTGTATTTACTTTGTATTCTTTTCTAAAGTTTCTAATACCAACTTTGATTTCTTCTGATGTCAGTTCAGTTAGAGAACCAGTTGTAAATGTAACATCATCCCAGCCTATTCTTAATTTAGGTTGATGTATTGTATGAGTTTCTTTACTAAATAATTTTAAGATACCATAATCCGTAGAATCACCTTCGCTTTCAAATGGAAGTTTAAGTACTAACCCATCATTTGGTATAGAACCACTAATCCAATCTTCAACAATATCCTTAACATCCATATTAACATCGGATGTCATATATTGGAAGTTTTGAGTACCATAAACTGAATCGTAGAATGTACCACCTAATCCAGCGTATGAACCAGTTGATGCTTCTGAGAACTCAGCTGTTTGTAGCCAACGTTGGATTGTATCACCCTCTCTATTGTTCCAAGTTACACCAGCAGTTGATATCGCATCAAAACGAGTACCATTACCCATTTCCCAACTTTGTGAGATTGGATATGCTTCTAATGTGAATTCCAATGGTAGTTCCTCAGAATCAGTTTCTCTCAATATAAGAGTTGCCTCATCCAACTTTACATCACCACTAACAATACTACCAGATACCCCAGTTAAATCAAATTTAAGGAGTGCTCTTGATACATCTTTGATGTTACCATAATATACCTTACTAACTTCTAATACCTCATCTAAACCAGTGTTTTGGTCAGGTTGTTGTAAGTAAACCGATGCATCTTTTGATGCTGTTAAAAAGTAATACATTTATTTAGCTCTTCCTTTTATATCCACATCTGGAAATTTAATTTCAAATACTGACGGGTCTAAAGATGGATATAAAATCTTATCTTTAATTGCAGCTTCTATGTTATATGAATTAGGTGCGTAGTTTCCATGACACTTATTCACTATCTCTAATTTTGGAACTGAACTCACACCATCAACGTTTGCCAATAGTAATTCTAATTCCGAAATGTTTATAGTATTATTGAATGTCCAATTATTAATATCAAAATAATCTTTCATATCACTAATACACTCAGTAATAACTTCACTCTTATTATAGTTGTTTAAAGTTATTACTTCAAAGTTAATCCCAATATTGATAATATACCCATCGGAAATATTAACACCATCAGTTAGAACTTTATATTCGTTTAAATATGTTTTTAAGTTTTCCTTAACCGCTTGATTTAAGTTTGTTAACTTACCATTACCATCATATCCTAATAAATAAAGATTGATTGCAAATGGATTATTCTTTTCGTTATCATTTGAGGTTTTACCAATTAAGAATTTCTGAAGTTCTTGTTGAACTGATTTTCTATCAGGCTCTTCACTATCCGGCTTATCAACAAACCCCATAACTATATCAGTAAACTCATTAAGAGCTTTAGGGGAACTTAAAATAGAAGATGGTGAGTTATTATCCAAAGTACCATCTGCAGTTGCGTATGCTTTTGCAATCGAACCAAATTTAGTTGGCATTGATAATACTCTAACCTGATAATCTTTAGCAGTAACTGCTCTATTTTGTGCACCAAAGTTTGCTAATGCATTCTCTCTGATTTCATCAACAGTATCACCGCCCCTTCCACCTGTTGCAGGAACTTCATTATCAACTGCTACTGAATTCTTAGTAGCGTTATATAATCCAATGGCGTTGTTACTCAATAATTGAACATCCTCTTCAAAGTCAATTGATGATATCTTTGTAAGTGAACCCTTAGATACATTAGAACTAATACCACCACCAACTAAATACTTAACAGTCATAGTTGTATTTGATGGAGATGTTCCATATGTTTTTGTTTTCAAAAAGTTAGTTGGGTCAAATGATTCATTTAACTTACTAATTGAATTAGGTAATCCTAATCCAACATTTTTTAAATTTGGAATCAGTTGTTCATCGTTTGCCGTTGGGTCACCAGCTCCGAATTGAATAGTAGTTGTACTATCACCATTTACCTTCTTAACAAATCTACGAGGAGTTTTTGTTGTTTTTAAAATATAAGGTACAGTTGTTTTAAATTGATATAAATCAGGATCATTTATTTCAGTATTCGGATAATCCTCAAATACCATTTCCTGTCCTAAGTAAGGAACTTCGTACCATTTGTTTCCATTTGCATCTCTTACATCGTAAATATCAATTACATTAGTTTCACTAAGTTCGATAGTTTGAAATGATTCATATGAACCAAATTCAACTTCTTTGGTTTCTATCCGAGCTGATATTGCTTGTACGTATTTCTTAACTAAATAGAATGTGGTTTCACCACTTATACTATCAGTTTCATATATAGTTATTTCCCTATCAGTTTCATCTGTAAAGTCAACTACATCTCTCGTTATAAACGATACGTTGTTTTTATCAACAACTTGCATCCCCTCCTTAATAGTAAGTAAATAAGTTTTATCAAACGTATTACTACCACCTGTTCCAGTCGATGGAACCAATTGATAAACACTAAGTGTTGTTACCGATGGCGATGTTACTTTTGGCTTATACCCTAAGTATTGTGAAAGTGCTATTACATTTTCAATATCTTCAGCATGAACCATTAACGATTCCTTTAAGGTATCATCAACATAATATGAAAGTGAATCACCAATATAAGATGCCATTTCTATGAACATCATACCTGGCGATGATTCGTTAAAATCGGAATATGTTTTTGGGAAATACGTTTTAGCAAACTCAATTAAGTTTCCTCTGTATTGAGCAAAATCTTTATTAAGGTATTTTATATCCTTACCCCTATTCTTAAAGTTTTTATTTGTTTTTGTTAATGCCATATTCTTATCCCTGTGTGGTGAATGTTACTTCGTTTAAATCAGTGCTATCACCAATTCTAAATTTAACTGAAACGTTTATTCTATTGTTATCCCTTAATGTATCGGATGCATCAATATCAATCTCTTCAGCGGTTACATATGGTAACCATTGTTCCAAGCTTTCATTTATAGTATCTTCAATCCTACCTTCAAAATCATCAACATTTGGTTCAAACAATAATGCTTGTAACCCACTACCAAATTCAGGTTGTAATATTCGTTCACCCTTCTTTGTTAATAGAAGATTCTTAATATTAGATTTTACTTGTTCTGATGTTTGGAATGTTTGTTCGAATGCCGTATTGGTTATTTGAATAGGCAAAGATATACCAATCGCATAATCGTTAAATGATTGCGTATCCTTTACTATCTTTGAACCTAATTCAACTGCCATAATTTATATTACATTCCAGGTCTCCAAGAACC